CTCGACCAGATCCTGGAGCGTGACGCGCTGGCGGAAGATGCCGGCCTGGAGCGGCTTCAAGGATAATTTCCCCAGTCACACGGCGAGAGCAGCTCCGCGAAGATGGGATTGCACTGGTAAACCTGCGTTGCCGTCATCTCGCGGTTCTCGTAGAGGTCCGCCACCATCATCTTGATCGCGGTTTGGATGCATTCGGGAACGTCCGTTGCCGCCGGTCCATAGCCCGAGAGGTATCGCACCGTGATCGCGCCCGGAATGCATCGCACCGATGGCCAGGTCTGGCCGTACGCGGGATGGATGCGGCCAGGAGCGCCGGCCTCGACCAGATACGCCGTGGGGTCGAGCGTCTGGATGTCGCCGCTCGTATCGATGTAGGTGATCGATTCCACCGAGACCAGATTGGGGTTGTCGATCTGGATCATTGCCAGCGGCGTGTAAGGGTAGCTCATCGTCTGCGGGATGTAGCTGCTGCCGAAATACATCGCACCGGGATAAAACGACGCCCACGGCCAGTGATCGAGGTAGGTCTCCCATGTCTGATGGACGAAGGCCCGATGCAGCTCCTTCTCGCAGACGAGCCGGGCCGCGGTGATCAGGCCCGCGACCAGGTCGTCATCATCGGGATACTCGATTCGCGCATGTTGCTTCGCCTTGTCCGTCGAGACGGGCTCGACGGACGGCGGGGTGATCAGCTTGTTGCGCTGAGGCATTGCTTAGTGCTTGTGCTTGTGCTCGACCTTGGTCGTTTCCTCGGCGTGCGCATGCTTCGCCGTGGCCGTTTCGGGGCTGACGGCTCGCTTGCCGAACTCGCCGGCCTGCTCCTCGGGCGGCGTCCTGGGCTCGGCTGCCTCGTCGGCTTCCTCCTGGGCCTCGGCCTCGGCCTTCTCATCAACGGCGACCGCGTAGCCGCCGCTGATCAGTTCCTTGGCCTTGGCCTTGGGCAGGTCGAGCACCGTGCCAACGTCGTGATTGCCATCGGGACCCGCCATGATGGCTGTCAGTTTGACTTTCATGGATCCTCCTCAAGTAAGTAGCCAAACACATGTCTACGCGAGCTTGAGTCGCGAAAAAGCCTCCTCCAGAATTGGGGCGCCATCGGCCCAGCGCCGTGCTATAAAGCCCACCTCATTTGTACCACTGTACAATTCAACAAGTCTTTGCACCATCATCTCCGCCACCTGAGCGATGCGGTAGAACCGGAAGCAGCCGAGCACGGCGATGTAAAGACCCGTCGTAAAAGTTGCCGGGGCGTACTCGCTCATGTAGTACGGGATGTCGAGGATGCGGTCAGGAGCCCCGCCGGTGATGCCGGGTTGCCAGATGTACTCGAGGTCGTTGCCGCCCGTCGTGCTGGCCACCTTGAGCTTGCGGGCCAGCTTGACGAATGTCCTGCTGACCACCCAGGCTGTTGCCGGGTCTTGCTGATAACCCTGCTTCAGCGAGTACTTCATATCGATCAGGTTGTCAGCCGTGAACGTGGTGGCTGTCGCCGCGGCCACATCACGGGCCGTGCTGATGCCGCTGGCCGATGCCGTGAAGACGCCCAGCGGCTGGCCTGTGCCGTTGCCGGTCAGAAAGGCTTTCTCTTCCGTCACTCCGAATTTGTAGCCAAGCTCTTGATTGATGATGCTCTCGGCGTCATTCGAGAGCAGGAGCGTTCGGATCGAGGCTTTGGCCAGCTTGGTGCAGAGCTGCGGCTCCAGATCGCGACGATCGAACGCCATCGTGGTGTCTTCGGTGACCGCCTGAACTTCCGTTGTCCAGTTGGCATCCGCCATATCCGTGACCAGCTTCCTGATGCCCAGCTTCTGTGCATCGGTCACGGTGGTAATGGAGCCCGCGGCCTGGCAGAGCCTGCGGATAAATACCGTGTCCATGATGATCCGGACGATGTCGTCGGAGATCTGGACGGGCGTAATGAGGAAACCACCTTTTGCCGGCGTCGAGATGATCGTATCGCGGTGCTCAGCGGCACGTCCCTGTTCGGGCCGAAGCTCGCTCCTGACCTCGCCGGTGCGGAGCCAGTGACGCCATGCGGCAAGCTTCTGCTGGCCTGATTCCTTGGTGGCCAGCTCACCCACGCGGCGGTCGCGAGTCTCGGTATGCAGTGGTTCGGAGGTGCGCGGGATGGCGGCGTCGAGATCAGACTCGGCCGTCTCGATCCGTTCCATGCGCTTCGCTCTTTCGAGCAGGGCGTCGGCTCCGTCCATCGCGGCGTCGAAAGCCAGCTTGTCCTCGGCCGTCGGTCCACCCTCGCGGGCCTCGGCCTCATTCCACTTATCACGGGCCTCATTGATGATCGTGGCCCGCTTCTCCCGAAGCTCAACTGAAGTCATGATACGTTCTCCAGGGTAAAGGGGCCGGTGTTAATCGACCTCCGTCTTCGCCAGCCGTAACCGCACCGCCGCGCTGGTTCGCCAGGCAGCGACCCGCCGTTGCTGGTCACGGCGGGAAGAAATGCTTGCTTCAAAACGCTCTTTCGCCTGCCGTTCCGCCGCGGCGAAATCCAGATCGGAGCCGGCACGCAGGCCGACTGAGGTTCCTGCGTATGCGGGAAATGCCGCAATCGAAATGTCGAACAAATCGACGGACAGTAATTCTCTATCGGTGTAGTCCTTTCCATCTCGCGTATATTCAGTAATCCGCTCGCCGGCCCGCTTGGTGATGTATGTACCATCGCCCCGGTCGATGGTGGTTTGGCCGCTATTCCCGTTGCGGACCTGAAAAGCGAAGCTCATGCCGCTGATGTCGCCGCGCTGCACGGGCAAAATGACCAGGTCCTGGACCGTCTGCGACGTTGAGAGCTTGGTTTCTTGGAGCAAGCCCTTGTCGCGTTCACTGAGCGTCAATGTTCCGGCAATGCTGCGTCCCAAAACGAAATTCGCATCGTGATTGAGCAACGCCCGCACGTCCTGCCGCTCGGCGATCGCCGCCGAGAAGGCCCCCGGCCGGATGACTTCACGCCATTGCCAGCTCGCTGAATCATAAAGAACGGTCCATTCGTTGAAGACGGCCGCGTAGCCGACCAGGTAGGGCGTTTCCGTCTGCCCGCCAGGCTCCGCGCGGCGCTCGACCCGCAAATCCGGTGCAATCTGAATCCTACGCTCGCTCATGGCTTGGTAGTCCATTGCGGTGCCTGCGAAGGGTCATTATGTTTGTGCCTGGAATGGATTCCATGGTCAGGCAGAGAAAGGATGTGAGATACAAGCTAACCCGTCAGTCAGGTCGAGTAAGGTCATGTTTGGTCGAGTCGTGTTGAGTCAAGTCGGGCCGAGTCGGGTCACCTCATGTCATCTCATGCCAAGTCCGGTCGCGTCTTGTCAGTGCTGTCGTGTCATGTCGAGTCCCGTCCCGTCCCGTCGTGTCCTGTCCGGTCTTGTCGCGTCTTGTCAGTCATGTCAGGTCGAGTCCGGTCCGGTCCGGTCTTGGGAGTCTGGTCTTGTCCTGTCCAGTCGCGTCAGTCCTGTCGTGTCCGGTCGAGTCAAGTCCGGTCCGGTCTTGGGAGTCTGGTCTTGTCCTGTCCAGTCGCGTCAGTCCCGTCGCGTTACGTCGAGTGGGGTCGAGTCTGGTCTGGTCGAGTTGCGTTGCGTCCTGCCGCGTGGGGTCCAGTTATGTCGAGTCGGGTCTATCTGAGTCGAGTCACGTTACGCCCCGTCGGGTCGGGTCAGTCATGTCGAGTCCTGTCGTGTCCAGTCACGTCTGGTCGCGTCCTGTCCTGTTGAGTCAGTCGGGTCAAGCCGAGTCGAGTCCCGTCCTGTCGAGTTCGGTCCTGTCCCGCCGTGTCAAGACGTGTCGTGTCTAGTCTTGTGTCGTCGTGTCTGGTCTCGTTTTTCCTTCTGGGAGGTCATCATGCCGAAAGCCAAGCAAGCCCCTGCATCAGCATTGCCGAACGGCGAAACCGCCGAACCTGCAAAGATCAAGGGCGCCAGCATCGCCACTCCCGAAGTCTTCATCCCGCGTCTCACGATCGATCACGCCTTTATCGAGATCGTCGGGACATCAAGCCTCATCTGCCATGCCTTCCCCGACAAGGAGAAGGCCCGCATGAGACATAGCCGGCAGACGGACGAAAGTATTCAGCCCAAGGAAAAGGGCAAGTCTCGCAAGATCCGCGATGTCCGCGACTTCGAGGCCGAGTACCAGGCGTCGATGTATCCCATTGATGGCGGGAAATACGGCTTCCCCGCGATCGCATTCAAGCGCGCGATTGTTGCCGCTTGTCGGCAGATTTCAAACCTCGAAATGACGATGGCGAACCGGATCATTTTCGTGACCGGCTCGCATCAGTCCAAGGGTTTCGATTGCGTCGAGATCGTGGGCAAGCCTCGCATGCGGGAGGATATCGTCCGACTCGCGGGAATCGACAAGCCCCCGGATATCCGGTATCGAGCCGAGTTCATGCCCTGGAAGGCAACCCTTCACATCGAATTCAACCGGCTTATGATCAGCCTCGACGGTATCTATAATCTGGTACAGTATGCCGGCTGGTCTGAAGGCGTCGGAGAACAGCGCCCCAGCGCCCCCAAGAAGTCGGGAAACAATGGCCGCTTCGACATCGCCAACAGCAAGAAGGGGCAATGAGCGGTGGAAATCAAAATCGAGATCAACAGTGCTTTTCGCATCCCCAGCGGGACCACCGCCGATGTCGCTCGCAAGGGATTGCTCTGGATCGAGAACAAGAAGCGGAAGCGGATTTCCCGCGAATTCCCGGATGGATGGATCACGAATGAGGAGATCATTGCCGAAGGCACGAGAGAGGGCTCGGACGTCTGGCCTCTGTTCTGGCATGACGATGAGGTGATCCGCTCGGATTACCTGCATCAACAGGCCAACTTCCTGGCGCGTTGCTACCAGGCAACGATCATTCGCGAGGATGGAACGAGAACAATCCATAACCCGGCGAATGTGATCTACCGGCCAGCAGAAGGAGGATCTTATTTCAGGTCGCCAATGTCTATCAACGATGAGCATGGGCGCGATCAGGTGCTTGGCGAATGCCTTGATCTTTTGAAGTCAGTCCAGAATCGACTCGCGAAAATCCAGGCTGCCCTTGAGGAAGCGCCCGATTACATGGAGTACGTCAACCGCGCCATCGACGCGATGGAGCAAGAGCGTGCAAAGAGGCGGAAGCGAAAAGCAAAACGGCAGCGTCAAAACGCGGTAGGAATGACAGGATAAGTATCCCACGAGTCTCGTAAATCGAGATCCGTCACGACTCTTTCCGTTCGATCAGCTTGCCTTTGAAGTTGGGCCTGATTCCTTCGTTGAAGATCGAACCCGGCGACTCGGCTCTGATGAGGACGGCGAACAGGTAATCGGGTATGTCCTCATACTCGTAGACATCGCCCGACGTGAACGTGAGCCGGAGAAGGTGAGTGTCCTCATCGTAGGCCGCGGAAGTCAGGACCGAGGAATCGAGAAGAACGACGATCATGGTCTGAAGATCGGAGTTCCGCCAACGAACGAAAGCAGGATGCCGATCAGGACCAGGGCGGCCAGGACCAGGAGCACCAACCGGATGCCGGCTTTCCATTCTTCGGGAATGAACGGCGCCTTGCGGACCAGCAGATCGAGAAGTCCGAACACGATGCCGATCACGAGAAGGGTGAGGATGATATTGACGACACCCTGAATCGAGATACTCATTCCTTGGCCTTTCCGTTTACCGATTCCAGGGTCGATGCATCGCCGTTGGTTGACTCGCCTGGCTCGACCTCCTCGCCGGTCGCCTCCTCGGTTGCCGCCTCGGCGGGGGTCTCTAGACTCTCATCCTCGCCGATCTTCTCGAGCGTGGTCTGGTTCAACTGCACGAGGAACTTATCCCCGCCCGTCTCCTCGCCGATCGGGTTGAGGTTCTCCCTCTGCCGGATCTCGTCGCGGTTCATCCAGCCATCGGCCAGGGCGGCGTGATAGGCGTTGAATCGACTCACGATGTCGCCCCGCAGGAGCGCGTTGACGTTGTGCTCGACATACAACCCGCTCGCTCGTTCGGCCGGCGTGAACAACTTCAGATGGCACTGCTGCTCGATGGCGACCAACCAGTACATGAGAGCGGTCATCAGGTAATCGAGATTGCTCGCTTCGATGTTGGCGAGGTGGCTCTGTGAAAAATCGCCGGCCTTGTGCGGTGGCACCCGCCAGGGTCTGAGGACCTCGAGGAGCTGATACTTGCGACTCTCGATGAGCTGGGATTTCTCCGGATCGGTTGAGGTCGAGTTCCACTTCGCCCCTTGCTGGAGGACCGCCAGCCGGTGGCGCTTGCCTGGGCCGCCGTGCCGCCCTTCCCAGCCATCGCGGAGGGTTCGCACGGCTTCCGGGGCCAGCTTCTGCGGGGTCTCGACGACGCCGCCGGGCTCGGACCCGTTCTGAAAATAGTCGGCCGTGTACGTCTCCTCGGCAATGCCAACGCCGATCGCTCGTCGGAGCAGCCGGATATAGCTGTAGCCGCTGATGCCGTCATAACCGAGCCCCGCCAGGTGCAGGACATTGGCGGGTGCGAGGTTTTTCCCATCAGCGATCCGGTAACGGAGCTTGCCATCAACGCGGGTTGCCGTGGTCGTGGCCGGGTCGAGCAGGTGCAGGCCGTAGATTGCTCCCCGGCCGGTGCGCTGGATCTCGGCATAGCCGTTGCCATGGGTCAATGTGTGGCCCATCCAGGCACTTCGCCAGGTGACTGCGGTACTCTCCCCTTCGCCATCGGGATTGAGTGCCAGCCGCTCCTCGACTGGATGATCGTAGCGATGGATTCGGCCGCCATCCGGCCGCCGCTGGTAGACGTTCAGGGGTAAAACGGCGGTGTCGGTACTCAACACCGTCAAGGCCGCCAGCATGGCCGGCAGCTCGAGCGCCGTGCGCTCGGTGACCGGGATGCCCGCGGTACCGCCTGACCAGGGCGGCAGCCAGAGTTCCTCGCCCTGGATCGAGCGCTCTTCCTTCACCGGCAGCGGCGTAGGGGCCGCGACGGCGACATGGGTTTCCCAGGGTTGAGAGTCGGTGATCAAAGCAGTAACAGCGGTGATTCGTAGACCGTCTGCCCGGCAAGATTGCCGGTCGCCGCGGCGATGGCGTTGACCAGGGCCGCCATCCCGTCGATTTTCTTGGCACTCTTCCGCTTGCTCAATTTCAGGTTGCCGGCCGCGTCCTGCTCGGCCACGCAATTACTCGCGTGCCAGCGCAGGATCGGGTGCCCGCCGTGCCGGAGCTGGCCCGAGAGGATGAGCCGCAACAGCTCCTTGGTTGGGCCGCTCAGCGAGAGATAGCCCTGGCGGATATATTCGACCGGCAGACCGTCCTGTTCCTTCAGCTCAAGCCCGAGCTTCGTCGCGTTGTACGGGTCAATCAGGAGTCGTATCAAATCACGTTCCTGGGCCAGGGCGTTGATGTGATGCCTGATAAACGAGTAGTCGATCACGTTGCCAGGAGTGAGCGTGATCAGCCCCATGTCGGCCCAGATTCGATAGGGCACCTGGTGGCGTTTCTCCAGATCGACGATGTTTTCATCGGGCAGCCAGAACGACATTTCCACGTCGAAGCCCGACTCGGGATCTCCGCTGACGATCGCCAGGGCGGTCAGGTCGTCAAGCTGCGAGAGGTCGAGCCCGCCCAGGATCGGCTCTGACTTCGATAGGATCGGCTGAGCGTTGCATGCGTCCCATTGCTCGATCGAGCAAAACGCCGCCTCACCCCGTGCCACAATATTGAGACTGAGGCGCTTGAAGTTAGCCAGTTTTGTGGGCAGCTCCTTGGCCTCGGTCAGCTCCCGCTTGAAGTCTTCAACGCTGATCGTGTGGCCGAGGCTGGGGTTCGCCTTCCGCCAGGTCGCCGGGTCATCGATGTCGTCTTCCTCGAGGGCCCGATAGACGACGCCTAAGTGGGTGATGTCAGGGATCACACCGGCATTCACCTTCTCCGAGTACTCCCGTTGTTCGTGCCAGATGCCCGCGGTATCTTCGCCCGCGGTGGTGATGCTGATCTTGAGCGGTTGCTCGCGGCTGGCCCCGGCGTACTCCATCACGTCCCACATGGCCCGCGTTTTGGACCTGTGCAATTCATCGAAGATCACGCAACTCGCGGAGACTCCATCCTTCTGGGAGACCTCGGCCGAGCCAGCGACGATCCTGCCGTTGCCGATAGGATCGATGATTCGCTTGCGCGAGTCCACCAGTTCGAGCCGGCTTGCGAACTCGGGAGATGACCGGACCATCCGAGCGGATTCATCGAACAGGATGCTCGCCTGATCGCGGTCGACCGCCAGGACATAGACCTCGGGCGCTCCCTCGCCGTCGGCGACCAGGAGCAGCAGTGCGAGTGCACTCAGAAGCGTTGTCTTTCCGTTCTTCTTGGCCACTTCTAGATAAGCTCGTTTGAAACGCCGCTTGCCATCAGGTGATCGCCACGAAAACAGTCGCATTAAAAAGTCCGTTTGCCAAGGGAGCAAGACGAGTGGTTGCCCGGCCCACCTTCCTTTGCTCTGGATGCAGAAAAGTTCCACGAACTCACAAGCCGCCTTGCCGATGGCGGGCTCAAAGTAGCAGCCCTGCGCGATAGCTAGCCGATCGGCCTCGCCGCGTATCCATTTCCTGGCGACCCTGGCTTTCGCGACGGCGGGCATAATCTAGAGATGAGGAGATGCGATGAGCGAGACGCTGGAACCGTGTCCTCTTTGCCGCATGCAGGCCAAAGAAGAGCCGTTGTACGAGGGCTGTTCAGGTTGGCTAGTCTGGTGCCCCAAGTGCGGACTGCGGGTGTGGCGTGGCATGAGCGATGGCCGAGGTCCCGACATTGCCCGAAAGGTTTGGAACCGCCGCACCCCAGGCCCGGCGACCAAAGCGATGCTGGCATGGTGCCGAAAGTGCCAAGATCCGGCGGTCGCCAAATTACCAAATCCATCAGACATCATGAATGCCTTTCTCGACGAATGGCCTGATCAACCGTGATTATCGGGCCTTCTGCCTGGCCAGGAATTCGCCCAGCCGATCGCGCGGCCCGGGGTCGTTGGTCTTGATGCGGCTGCGAGCGCTGGGAGTGAGCCCGAACTCGGTCAGGATCTCTTTCATGAGCCTCGCCATCTGAATCTCGATCATGACCGCGGGGTTCGCCTTGACCTGGCCGGTCGTCTCGATCGTCGCGCCCCGCTTGCTCGTGACGGTTCGCGTGACCTCGATCAGCAGGCCCCGCTTCTGGACCTCGCCGCGAGCCCGGAGCCACTTGGAATAGCATTCACAATAGAGCGTCAGAGCGGCCCCGTCGGCCTCGGTGAGCACCCCCATCCGCTCGAGGATCGGACAGAGCCGCTCCCACTCGCCGCGGGCCAGGGCGTCAAGGTGCTCGGGCAGCTCCGGCCGGGTCGGTGCCGGGGTCGGCTCGTTCTGGTTGACCCTGGCCGGTCGTGTCCCTGCCAGGATCTTCAGTTTCGTCGGCTTCGGCTTGCGGCCTCTCATGCGAGCACCGGACAAAGGCCCAGCCCCTCCAGCCGTTCCAACGCCACGGCCACGTACTTGGGCGCTATTTCGATTCCCCTCGCCAGCCGGCCGGTCTGCTCGGCGGCGACGATGGTGGGGCCACTGCCGAGGTAAGGATCAAGCACAGTCTCTCCGGGTGTAGCCTCGGCCATCTCGATTGTCCAATTCATCAGAGCAACGGGCTTTTGCATCGGATGATTGACTTTGCCCCGTTCGCTCTCTCGATCGAACCCGTGCCAAACATGCTCGAAAGCATATACGCCGGGGGCACGTCGTGGTGTCCTCTCACTCTTCACCCAGCATAATTCTGCATCGCTCATGAACGTGCCAATCTGGCTTTCGCGTTTCTTGAGCCAGACCAGCCACTTACCCATCGGAAGTCGATCGTGAAAGCAGTTTGCACCCCAGAATGCAACGCGGGGATAGGCGAGCCACGGTGATGGGTCAAACGGTGAGGCGTCACCCAATATGCCGTTTCCGTGATTTCGATTGGGACTGATGCCATTCACAAAGCGGGTGTAATCCGTGTCTGCGTCGATTCCCCACGGCGGGTCACTAACGATCGTTTCCACGGGGTGCTCACACACCCGCGCGATGTCCTCGGCCTTCGTGCTATCGCCGCAGAGTATGCGGTGTTCGCCGTTCGTGCTCTTGCTCGGGATGATCCAGAGCTGCCCGAGGGCCGTGCCCCATTTCTCCTGCAGCTCGTCGGCCCGATCGATCTGCGGGCCGGGGTCTTCGGCCGGTTCCGGCGCGTCGGCATCCGCCAGTGCCTCATCAGCCAGACTCTTCAGCAGCTCATCAAGCCCTTCCGAGCTATGCCCCATCGCCGCCAGGTCGAAGCCGTCATTTCGCAGCGCCTCCAGCGTGGCCGCCAGCCGTGCCGGATCATCTTCGCTCTGATCGGTCGACGTGTTATCCGCGATCGAGTACGCCGTACCCACTGAATCCGACCAGTCGGGCCGCTTGACGGCAACGATCTGGTTGGGCCCAGGCTCGACCACCAGGACCTCGGTGTAGCCTGCATCGCGTGCTTGCTCGACCGTGCCGTTACCGGCCCGCACGATGTTGTTCCCATCGAGCACGATCGAGCGGCCAGCCCCGAAGCGTGCCAGGCTGGCGCGGATCGTGGCCTTGTTCCGCTCGGGATGTACGCGAACGTTGCCCGGATCGATATGGATGGCATCGATGGGGACGGTCTTCACGTTTCGCACCGCTCGGGGCGGCGCCGGTTCAGTCTTGGGTTTTGCACTCATGACAATTGCATGATATCAAATTGCTTCGAATGCCTTGGAATTCTGCGCAAAAGCGCGCACGGT